TTAAAAATGTTATACGAAGATGAATTAAAAAGAGCATTAGATGAAGATGGTCAAAGAACATCTGTTTACATCACACCTAATGTTTATTACCCACAAGGATCATAATGGCATACGCAAAAGGTAAATACGCACAATCCATATCTGATAGATCAGGACAAGCTTTTCCATATAGAGAAATGGTAAAAGAATGGAATGGTTCTTGGGTGCATACATCAGAGTTTGAAGCTAAACACCCACAACTAGATCCTAAACCACATATGGCAGACCCTGTTGCATTATGGAATGCAAGACCACAAAGAGCTGCTCCTGTAACTGTTTATTTAGATCCTCAGTATTGGGATGGACAATTTACTTCTAATGGTATGCAACCATCAATATCACCTCTTGAAGAAAACAATAAAAGACAAATGGGTACTAGAGTTGGAAAAATTACAGTTTTAGTTAATGGAGTTCCTGTATGACATACGCAGAATTAGTTACAAAAATAAGAGATTATACTGAGGTTGATTCAACTGTTTTAACATCAACGATTGTTGATGGTTTTATAAGAGATGCTGAATTTAGAATTTTTAGAGAAGTTGATGCAGATTATGCAAGAGTTTATGCAACTTCAAATTTTACTTCAGGTAATAGATATATATTATTACCTACAGACACACATATAGTAAGATCAGTACAAGTTATAAATGGATCTACAAGAACTTTTTTAGATAAAAGGGATACTAGTTTTATATCAGAATACAATAATGATGGTACGACTGGAGAGCCAAAATATTATGCAAATTGGGATGATGATAATATTGTAGTTGCACCAACACCTGATAGCAATTATGAAATACAATTAAATTATATTCCATCTCCACCAGCTTTAAGTGCGTCTAATACTCAAACAGATTTATCTAAACAAGCTCCTGATGTGTTATTATATGCTTGTTTAGTTGAAGCTTATGGTTATCTTAAAGGACCTGCTGATATGTACAATTTATATCAAAACAGGTATAATGAGGCTATTCAATCTTACGCCTTAGAGCAAATGGGTCGAAGAAGAAGAGATGAATATACGGATGGAGTGCCTAGAGTTAAAATACCTTCGCCTTCACCCAATAATTAAAATTTATTAAGGAGAAAATTTTATGGCAATATCACAAGCAGTATGTAACTCTTTTAAAAAAGAATTACTTGACGGTGTACACGACCTTGATACAGGTGGTGATGCATTCAAACTAGCGCTGTATACTAATGCAGCAACATTAGGCGCAGCGACTACTTCCTACACTACAGGTTCTGAAGTTTCGGCATCAGGACAATATGTAGCTGGCGGTAGTCAATTACAGTCTCAACAAACATCAGTCGCATCAGGAGTCGCTATTGTAGACTTCGCTGATTTATCTTTTACTGGAGTAACACTTACAGCAAGAGGTGCACTAATCTATAACTCAACTGACGCTAACAAAGCAGTTTGTGTTTTAGATTTTGGCGGAGACAAGACAGCAACAGCGGGAACTTTTACAATACAATTTCCAGCATTTACTACTTCTGCAGCGATTTTAAGAATCAGCTAAGGAGTAGAATATGTCATCATCACCCTGGGGATCTAATAAATGGGGCGAAGAAGCCTGGGGTGATAATGGCATTAATGTTCAAGTAGGTACAGATGCTTGGGGGCAAGGTTCGTTTGGCGAATTTGCTTGGGGCGAAGGAAACTCACTTAATACTTTAGGAACAAATACAGGTTCTGTAAGTATATCTGTAAGCGTAGATCAAAGTGTAACTGGACAATCTTTAACAACATCAATTGGAAATGAAACTGTTAATGCAGATGCAAATGTTTTATTAACTGGTCTCACAACTTTACAAACAAATATCGGTAATGAAGGAGTTACTGGAAATGTTAATGTTAATTTAACAGGAATAGATTTAACATCTTTTGTTCAAGCTCCATCTGTAACTGCAGATGGTAATGTTTCTGATAATGTTGTTGGCGTAGCATTAACAACAGCTGTTGGAGAAGCTTCTCAATCAGCAGCTACTATTGTTGATCCTACAGCACTTACTTTATCCATTAGTTTAGGTAATGAAACTGCTTTCACTGATGTAAGTGTTTCTTTAACAGGTCAAGAATTATCATCATCTATCGATAGTGTTTCAATTGATTTAAATACTTTTGTAAATTTAACAGGAGAACAGTTAAACACAACAATATCTTCTGTTTCAGTAACAGGAGATGCTATTACAGGCACATTAACAGGCCAAGCTATGAGCATTTCTCAAGGTAATGCTGACTTAGTTTCTATAGCTGAGGTATCTGGACAATCATTAACAACTACAACAAATTCAGTAACAATAACCGCAAATGCAATAGTAATACCTTCTGGAAACACTTTAACAAGTTCTTTAGGAAGCCCAAGAATTACAAGCTGGAGTAAGGTTATTCCAGGAGTATCCAATAGTTGGACTGAAATTAATACATCAACTACTAATGTATGGGTGGAAGTTGACACAGCAGCATAAGGATAATAAAATTAGTTAATTACTACAAACTTATATAAATTATGGCATCAAGTTATTCTACAGACCTTAAACTCGAACTAATGGTAACGGGTGAAAACTCGGGAACATGGGGCGATAAAACAAATACCAACTTAAATTTATTACAACAAGCGATTGCAGGTTACGAAGCAATATCTATTGCAGGCGGTGCACAAACAACTGCATTAGCAATGACTGATGCAACTATTTCTAATGCTAGAAATGCTGTAATTAAATTAACGGGAACAATTACAGGAAATCAAATTGTAACCATACCTAATGGTATAGAAAAAACTTATATTATAAGTAATGGAACAACAGGAGCTTTCACAGTTGAATTTAAAACTGTTTCAGGAACAGGTGTAACTTTTGCAACTGGTGATAAAGGTTTTAAATATGTTTTTTCAGATGGAACAAATGTAAATGATATTACATTAGCATCACCTCCAGGTGGTTCTGATACACAAATTCAATTTAACTCTGGTGGAACTGCATTTGGTGGTTCAGCAAATTTAACTTGGGATGGAACAAACGTAGTTATTGGTGCAACAGGTGCATTAAGATTAGGTGATACAACTGGTGGAGAATACGTTGGATTAAAATCACCAGGAACAGTTTCATCAAGTGTAACTTTCACATTACCAGGCGCAGACGGTGCAGCTGACGAATTTTTAAAAACAGATGGTTCAGGAAATTTATCTTTTTCTGCTGTATCAGGCGGAACATCTTGGCAAGCAGTTAAGACAACAGGATTCACTGCTGTAGCAGGCGAAGGATATTTCTGTGATACATCTTCTGGTGCATTCACAGCAACATTACCAGCATCACCATCTTTAGGAGATGAAGTTACATTAGTAGACTATGCTGGAACATTTGATACAAATAATCTAACTGTAGGAAGAAACTCTGAAAACATTCAAGGATCAGCTGCAGACCTAACAGTTTCTATAGAAAGAGCTGGTTTAACTTTAGTATATTCAGGATCTACATACGGTTGGCTATTAAAGGATAAATAATCCAATGGCTAGTTATAAAGACATACAAGGTTTTAACATTCAAAACCTAACATCAGACCCAGTACCTTTTGCACAAGCAAAAGAAAATAATCCTTATCAAGGAACTTGGTCAAGTGGTGGAACTATGAACACTGCTAGAAACAGTTTAGGATCCACAGGAACAAAAACAGCCGCATTAGCGTTTGGTGGTATAGATCCAAGTCCAGCAATTGTAGCATTTACAGAATCTTATAATGGAACAAGTTGGACAGAAGTTAATGATTTAAACTCTGCAAGAAAATTACTTGCAGGCAGTGGAACTAACACGGCAGCTTTAGCCTTTGGTGGAAGAAATCCTCCAGCAGACACTAATAGAGCATTTACAGAAACTTGGGATGGAACTAATTGGACTGAGGTTGCTGATTTAAACACAGCTAGAGGACAACTTGCAGGTTTTGGTGCAACAAATACTGCGGCTATTGCAACAGGTGGGGGAACACCAGCAGTTACAGGAGCAACAGAATTATGGAACGGAACAAGTTGGACAGAAGTTAATGATTTAAATACCGCAAGAAGAAATACTTCAGGATCAGGTACTTCAACAGCAGGAATAGTAGCTGGAGGAGAAGATCCTGGTCAATTTGCAAACACAGAAACGTGGAATGGTACAAGTTGGACAGAAGTTAATGATTTAAATACTGCAAGACTTGGTTTAGGAGTAACAGGGACAACTACTTCAGCTTTAGCTTTTGCTGGAGTTGCACCTCCTTTAGGACCTCCTAATTATCAAGCACTAACAGAATCTTGGGATGGTTCAAGTTGGACGGAAGTAAATGATTTATCAGGTGTTAGAGGTTATATAGGTAGAGCAGGTTCAGATAACACTTCTGCTTTAGCTTTTGGTGGAATAAATCCAACTGTTAATTTAGCAACAACAGAAGAATGGGCATTCACTGGCATCCCGCCAACTGCACCCGCTGCTGGTTACTCAGATGCGATCATAGGACAAATATATTACAATTCAACAACAGGAAGTTTTAAGGCTATTA